CTCTTGTCGTTGGGTGATATGTAATCCCGGCACGCTGTTCTCCAAGGGAAAATCAAAGTACCGAACGTTACACCCAACCGGCCAAGATAGTTGTCGTCAACCGGTCATCCTAATTGTCGCCGAACAAGCTGCTTTGGTGAGGCGCTTAACTCTCTGTGTGTGGCGACGAATTAACAATAGCAAATGTCATTGTTTGCAGTCAATAGCAAATGTCATTATTTTACATATACTCAAATCTCAGGCATAAAAAAACCGCATCGGTGGCGGCTTAAATGGTATATCGAGACATAAAAAAACCGCCTCGGCGGGCGGTTTAGTAATTTAGGCGGGCTTGGCGGCCTTTATAAATTCATCGTCTGGGGGGAGGCTAGAAGGGAGGCCAGAGCTACCTGGAAACGCAATGCCAAACTGTTCTAGCTGATTCTCAATATGCCGTTTTATGCTCATGTAAAGCTGGTATATAAAGAAATTAATTAGTTCTTCTCTAGTTTTCTCGGTTGAAATGGCCATATCAACGATCTTTTTTTCTACGTTCCACAAGCCTTTGTACTTTGCCTCGATTGTGAACATCTTTTCTTCGCTGTCTTCATCATGGCCACCAAGATTAATGTCAACTTGCAGGCTGACATTGCATATTCCGTCGACCTCTTTGCAGTTTAGGTTGCGTTTAAACTCTTCTCTGTCACAGGCAACCTCAAAAAACAGATTGCCACTGCCTTTGCGGTCAGAGTTTAAGTTATTGGCCAGAAACGCTAGGCATATTGTGCTTTTGTGATTGGTTCCGGTTGTTAGAGTGTACCAATCCAGTGCATTAGATTTCATTTGAGCTCTCTTGGACAAGTATTAGGGCGAGGGGTAGTTAGTTCGCCTTTTTAAACTGTACTTGTATTACATTTTTGTCCCGTGCAATGCTCGGGCTATCTGGTAGCTTGGGTGCTGAGCCGTTTCGCTCAAATGGTATTTCTTTTTTCCCGTAAAGATGGAAGTGAATTTGCTTGTCAGCGCTGTCCGCTAGGCCTTGGTCAACATATTGGCAAATCAGCTCATTCAGTTTTACACCTTTTTTGGACGCATTTTTTGCAAGGCGCTCATGTCTCTCTGCACCTATTCGAATATTGAAGGATCCAGAGAAGGGTTTGTCGGGCGTTTTCCCCAATTCTTCGCAGTCGGCAAGATATTCATCCACCGAAATTTGGAACTCCGTTTTTAAGTCCGCAAGGCTATCTGCCGCATAGGTAATGACATCGCGAATAAATTGAATTTTCCCATGCAGAACAAGATCTGAAAGGCTGGTTTCAATAGAGCCTAAATAGCCCTTGTATTCAAATACGTTATCTTTGCTCATGATTTGGATTCCAATTACTCTATCCCTGAAATGGCGCTTTTCGCCGCCTTTACCATATATGGTTTTAGCTCATTGCCTGGGTGAGGCTGGTGTAGGCTCACCATGTGACCAGTTTCGTCGTGAATAAATTTTCTTCTTGAGCCTCCGCCGGCCTTTAGACTGTAACCATACTGAGCCATCAACGTGACAAGGTCTGTCCACTTAAAGCTTTTTGGCTCTGGAGTTGCAAACAGCTCGTCACGTAGTTTTTGCTTTTTCGACATTGGTTAGGCGCTGCAACTAGATTTTAGTTGCAGCGCGATTCTCCATTAAAGTTATAGGTAAAGTCAAACAAAGTTGCAAGTATGTAGAAACCGTAACCAGATTGCTTTTGCTTACTCAAGCTCAAGCACCTCTCCGTCCTGAAAGAGGATCTTGGTTGCGAAGAATTCGGCCACAATGTCTTGTATGTCGGCATCTCTAAGTGCTTGATGCTTATCCAGAAACTGGTTGTAGTCTATGCTGCCGCCCCAAACTATTGAGCTATTAGCGCTGATCGGGTCGGTAATTTTGACACTTACTCGCATTATTACATTGCCAAGAATGTCGGCAATAATAACTTTGCCGTTGAATCCGCGAATATCGCGATTTGTTTTGTTTTCAAAGAGGATGTCGAAGGTGATGTCGTCTTGGCCATATTCCCCTGAAAAATAGCCTTTTTTGGTCATTTTTCCCGTAATAGGCTCTGCGCGCACGACTTTATTGAGCTTTTCTTTGGGGAGTTGCCTAGCTTCTGACGAGGGTGGCGGCGATGCAATGCCGCCAGACATCGCGCTACTAATACCCTCTGCAACATCACGGAAGCTCGATATAAATTGGTATCTGAGGTGCTCCCTACCTGCGAAAAAACCCACAACAAGCGCTAGAATCACACAAATTAGTGTGCGCTTGGCCTCGCCTAAGTCAGACCAAAAGCCTTCAGGTTGCTTATCTTGCGTCCGTGCCCGCGGTACGCTAGCTACGGCTTCAACCTTGGCGTAAATTCGTCCACAGCCTGGGCAGCTCTCAGGGTCATTACCGTCGCTCAGATCTCTTTCGGTATTACATGCTAGGCATTTTTTCATATTCCCTTCCTTGGGTGGTGCGCGTGGGTGATGACGAAGATGTTCTCGTCATTCCCCTTTGGATCGCTCTGTCGGCCAAGTGATTGAAACTATTTTTGCGGAGCTTACTCTTCCTCTAAGCTCCTTTGCGTTTATTTGCATAAAAACTGACTTTGATCCAAACCCGCCATCCTTAAGAATTTGAATTTGATCTGCAGTCAATTTCTCTGGTGCCGCATCCGCAAGAAGTGATTTGGAGTCAGATAACCTAGTGAGAGAAAAGCGATACTTGCCGCCCGAGACCTTTGGAAACTTCACTTCATTGATATGAAATTCGTCGTCCATTCGGATTTCGCTTGCTTCTTGTTTGGGGGGCATCACAATTTCAGACGCTCTAGCGCCATTAATGACCTCAACGCCATCAATTTGTAATTTATCTTCAGGTTGCAACTGTTTACTAATATCGGCCTGAAACTCAGAAATAAACTTTTTGTTTTGCTGGAGCTCTGGCTTAGCGGTAAGGGCTTGCGTCACAATTTCTATCCGCTTGGTTTCTTCTGCCGACATTTTTACAGAAACTTCTTGGCCATGCATCCGCTCTTGAGCGGCAACCCAGTCTTTCCAGCCGACGGTGGTCGCGACAATGGCGGCAATGCCAACAAATAGTGTGATCGCCTCTTTACCGGTCATATTGGAGCTCTTAATGGTTTCGTTAAGCGCTTTTACAAGGTCTGTAATAAATTGTGTGCTGCCCGGCTTGATTTCCACGACAAGCTCAAGCATTGCGCGGTCTTCAGCTGTAAGCTTTCTGGTGTCGTCGTTATTATAGCGAGCACGGGCATAAATGCGATGAATTTCCCGCTGCAGGTCTAGTATCGGTGGCATTACCCTTGTAGGTATTGAGCCATTAAAGTCCTTGCCCTGAATGGTCAGCTTGAAGACTGGCCAGCCCTCAAAGCTCAGTTGAGCGGTATCGCTAATTTCATTCGCCAACGCCCGCTGCATAGCTAGCCATGCGTCCTTTTCGTTTTTGATGATTATTTGTTCAATCAACTTATATTTCCTTATATAGGTGCTAAGAATAACGCGCTGAGATGCAAAAAACTTTCTTGCCTTCCCGATACAAACCTTGAATTCAAGTGCTAAAAAATGGGTTGCGGACCAACGGCCCATTTATCCGCATTTACCTACTTTTTATGCTGTCACAACGTTTGGTGCAAAAGGCGGTATAAGTTAGTCCTTTTTTAGCGCCTGTCAAATTAGCGTGCATTTTTATCAAAAAATCGTTTGAGGTGACGAAAATAGCCACTTCAAGCTGGGGTTTTGCCTATTGCCGCTGCTATAAAATAGGGCTTATCGAGCAAATGCACCCAGATTTGCGTCATCTTTAAAATGTGTAACGTTGTGCTTGGTGGCGAAATTTTCGCCGAACATTAATAGCAAAATACTGGTTGTGCATACAGTGCTTTAGCCAGTATTATTTTTGGTCCAGTGAATAAAACAAGCTTTATGCGGTAAGCCGCTGGGTTACAGGATGTTTATTATGAGTAACAGAAAAAAACTTATTCAATCCATGCCATATAGGGATCGGCTGGTGCTTGCGTTCTATGCTGAAAAGATTATATCCGCTTCGAAATCTCGCGTAACAAAGTCATCTTTGATGCCTGAGAAAGCTCATCCTGAGCGGCAATGACGCTTTCGACGTATGCTTCTTCATCCAACTCTGATAAGGATTTATCGGGATCGATATCAAGCGACCCTATTGGGAGCCCGAGATAAACTTCAATTTTGCGTGCGGCCTTCTCGCCAAAGTTGCGCGAGGCGTTCTTGAGTTGTGAGACGTAAGCCTCATTAAGGCCGTGATCATTAGAAAATTCGGATATTTTCTGTGTGCCAATAAGCCCCAGCAGGTTCTTAATCCTGTTTAATTGAATCTGAGCAACTATGTTCTCAGCTTCTTTGTCTTTAAGTTCATTATCCATTAGCAAATTGTGATTTTTCAATAGCAAACAGTACACAGACGTTTGCTATTGACACTGCATAATGACGTTTGCTATTGTTTTGCGCATGAAAACACATATTCAACACCCTATCATGGTCGCTGCCGATCTCTTTGGAACCCAGAGAGTTTTAGCAGATTTGCTTGATATTCATCCATCAATGATTAGTCAGATCGCCAATGGTCGACGGAAGGTTCCGGCCAGAATGTGCAGAAAGATTGAGCTGCTCACTGGGGGCGCGGTCACGCGCTACGACCTTCGGCCCGACATCTTTGGCTCAACCCCGGAATCCGAAGATTCTCATGCTGCCTGATAAGCCGGTCACCGAGGAGCAAACATGTTTAAAAAAGTACCGCCAGAAGACCCGATTCCCTATGTCGCTCGGGAGTTTCCTCGCACTTGCAGCGACTGGCAGCACAATCGCTTGTTCTTTACCGGCGTTTGGTACACCGACGACACAGAGATTGAGCGGATACTAAATCTGCCTGTACTGCCTCGATACAGACGAATGCTCTTTGTCTTTTGCTTTCGTTGGCTACCACTTGGCCTCCGTGATCGTCTAGGTTGCCGCTAACGATGTCGCCCTCTGTGAATTCCCCGTCTTCTACGTCGAACACGGTGTATCCATATTCAGTTTGCACTGCGACTCGAATTCGGTTGGTGGATATAAATCTGACGATTCCTTTCATGGGTTGCTCCGTTAAGGGTTATTAAACCGCAACTGGCGAGGGTGGGTAAGTGGCCGATGGGACATGTATAAAAATACAGGGATGGGGGCCGCTGCCTTTATGTGTTCATCAAATTCAATGTGGCGAAAATAAATAATGAACAAAGAGCGAGAACAAACGACATCGTCATCAGGTTTACCGCCCAGCGATGATGCCATAACGGCTCATAAAGGCGTCCTGCAGCGACTAATCGATAAGTTTCGTGGTCCCCAATTTGCGCTCGGTTATCCGCCACCTGATTGGCTATTTCTAAAGGAAGACGAAATTCTTCGGCCAGCGCAAAAGTCCCTAGAAGAGCTGAGAATAGTAGTCCCGCCCAACATATCACCAGAACGATTGGTAATTGAGGGGTGCTGGGGAGATGGCTTCCCTGAAGTGAAATTAATGCGGGCAGACGCGCCTAATAATGATGGGGTGATTATGATTTTCTTAACAAGGCGTAGTGTCTTTACCAAAGGCACTGAGCCGCTGCAGACGGAGGTGAACGAGTGAGTGCAAAAGCGACTTTCGCCGCCTGGAACCTTGAAGTCGGCGGTAATGCTAAGTTGGTTGCGTTGAGCTTAGGTAACTTTGCCAATGAAATGGATTTTGCGTGGCCTTCAAAATCAACAATAGCTAGGCAAACGGGGTTGTCTTTACCGACCGTAAAACGCCAAATAAAAGAGTTATTGGAGGCCGGCCACATAGAGGAATTTGGAAGTGTTTCTCTGCGTAGCAAATCTGACGGCCGACGCAGAGAGGTGGTTCGATACCGCTTGAATTTTGCTACCGATTTGCCCGACAACTTGCCTCGTGAAGCCGACGAAGGGGATGAAATTCAGCCTGAAAGTAGGGCCCCTGCCGCGAGGGTTCAAAATGAACCGTCGCCAGATAATAAGGCGTTTAGTGCCACGGTTGACGGGGCTTTCACGGGGGTACAAATTGCCCCGGTTCAAAATGACCCTGGGTCAAATGAGGCTCCACGGGGGGTCACAGTGAACCCCAATCCTAACATTAATCCTACCAATACAATCTCACCAACATCATCAACATCGCGCGCGGCAATTCACGCATTTTCGATGTCTCTCGACTGGCACCCAGATCTCAATCGGTTTGCTGAGCTGATGGCATTGCGTGGAATTGTGAACGAGATGTTTTCGCCAGAGGCGCTGAACGAGTTTCGGATTTTTTGGCAGGCCGATGGCCGTACGTTTCGCCAAGAGCAGTGGGAGCACAAGCTGGCGAGCTCGCTAATTGAGTTTGAAGCCAAGCGCCTTCGTCGTGAGTCGTCGCATGCAATGCCCCATTTCGGCGAAGCCTACGCCCGACGTGAGCGCGAGGGCCGGTTGTCATGATTACGGAGCAAGTTAATAGCGCGTGGTCTACGCAGGTTGGCGGCGGGCATTACAAAGACGCCAAAATTCAGCCTGCGCAATTTTGGGTGGCAAATCAGTTGCCCGGCGCAGAAAGCGCAGTAGTCAAATATGTGTTTCGGTGGCGGGGCAAGGACGGGGTTAAGGATCTTAAAAAGAGCAGGCATTTCATTCAGCTCATGATTGATGCCTATTTCGGGCGAGACGCGTTTGCATCGCCGCGTGTCGCGAGTGCTGATTTTCAGTGGGTAATAACGCCTGAGCGGTTCTGCATAGAAAACCAGTTAGATGATGCTGCGAGTTATGTTATTGGTTTGGTCTGTCGCTGCGAGAGTGCGGCTGCACTGCTGACAGCAATTAAAACCATCAACTTGATGATCGATTTTGCCATGGGTGAGGGGCTTTCTGGTGTGGATCTGACGAATGTGTCGACAAGCCGCGATGCGACACTAAAAGCACAGCAGGCAATATACATCGCTATTAATCGCTTGGAGGATTTTGACCAGGTGCTGCGAGATCCCAATGTGCTGGATGATGCCTACCGTGAATACGAGCGGGAGAAGCTTGGTAAGACACTAGCGTTCCTTCGTAGAGAGGCGCGAGCCTAATGCTGGCAGGCCGAATCCCAAGCAAGGAAGAGCGGTTATGGATGAATCGGATCGTGCAGGTGGGGTGCATTATTTGCCGCATTTTTAAGCAGGTAGAAAGCCCAGCTGAAATTCACCACCTAGACGGCAAAACAAAGCCGGAGGCTCATAAGCGCACATTGCCATTGTGCCCTTGTCATCATCGGATACCGGGTAAGGGATGGGTGAGCCGCGCAGACGGCAAAAAGGCATTTGAGGCTGAGTATCTGCCAGAAGACGATTTGCTGGAGATTACTCAAGCGCTGGTGACTGAAATGGTGTTACGGGGTTACCTACTGTGAGATTTCGTGGTGCCAAAGGCCTGTCCAGTAAATACGGAAATCAGCGTGTTGGTGGTTATGACTCTAAGCGAGAGTTAAAGCGCGCCACTGAGTTGGCATTGCTTGCAAAGGCTGGTGAGATTCGCGACCTGCAAGAGCAGGTGCGTTTTGAGCTGATACCAAAGCAGGACGGGGAGCGTGCCACGCACTATGTGGCGGACTTTGTATACGTAACCAAAGATAACCAAAAGGTGGTGGAAGACACCAAGGGCCACCGCACACCCATTTACAACATAAAACGCAAGCTGATGCTGTACAGGCACGGTATTCGGATACTGGAGACGTAAAAGTGAAAAGAGATTGGGAATGCATAAGAGAAATTCTGCGCATGCTGGAGGCCATGCCAGACACCACCAGTACCTTACACCCAAACAAAGTTGGTGGATGGAGTGAAGAGGAGGCCAGTTATCACATGCACCTCTTAGAGCAAGCTGGCTTGATTGAGGCGACCTGCAGAACGTCCTTGAATGCCCCGCTGCTTTGCATGGGCCGGATGTTGACATGGCAGGGTCATGAGCTGTTGGACAAGCTTAATAGTCAGTCTCTGTGGAACACGGTCAAGGCTTATGCGCGGGATCGCAGCGTAGAGCTGTCTTTCGAAGCGATCAGTATTCTTGCCAGAAAGGGGCTTGAAGAGCTTCTGTAGTGAGTGCGGGCGGCATAAAACCAGCAGCTCGATAAACTGTATTAAGGGGGATGGCATGGCAGTGGCGGAAAAGCTTGAAAGCGATTACAGCGAATACGTTGGCTTTCTGCGCTTTGTGCTTAGCGTGACCGAGCAGGGCGGGGGTGGCGGTATAGCTGATTGGATTAATACCAAACCGAATGCAGGAAGCGTGGATCCACGGTTGTGGCGCGCGGCCGGTGAGCACTGCGTTCATGCGGTTGCTACCAGAAAGAATGGTGGTAGTGAGGCGCCTCTGGATGAGGTCGATTTTATGAAGTCGCGCTATGTCAAAGTGATTAACGACCTGCCGGCGCCATTCCCAGATCAGATTCGTGGACGCTGTGCACCGGAACCGGATATTTGGCAGTTGTTCTCTATCATCAACCCGATTCTAGATACCTACCGCGAGACTGTTCCCAAAGCCCGGGCAGCCGCCATGCTGAACTTTGAACTACGGCGCTGGGATGAGGCCCGACAAGGCCCTAAGCCGCATATTCGTGAGCTGTTTGGTCACACCAAGGAATCATGGCCAGACGCCAAAGAGCGAAAGGCGTGGGATGAGGTTAAGCGTAAACTGCGTGACGTTATGCGCCCAGCAATAGCTTTCTGGGTGAGTGAGTGCAAGGCGCGCGGGTATGATCTTTAGCGGTCGTGCACGCCGAATGAGTAAATCGGCGTGAACTAATTGAACGCTGTAAAAGCGTAGTATTTACTGTGAGTAGTCTTTGTTTCTCTTTGGCGGCTCTGCGGGGCGGCGATACAGCTCCCAGTTTTTATCGAAGTCTATATCTTGCAGTAGCACGGGGCGGGAAAAGTAGTACCCTTGTAAATAGTTTACTCCAGCGCTCCGCAAGAATGCAGCTTGCTCAGCAGTTTCAACGCCTTCCGCGACAACATACAAGTCCAAAGCTTTCGCGGTCGCGACGATGCTCTTCAATATCTCTGCTTTTTCTTTGCTTTCAGGTACTCCGTCGACCATTAATTTATCAATTTTAATGCCATCTAGTTTGAATTGGCTTAAGTAGGATAGCGACGAGTAGCCGGTACCAAAGTCATCAATTACAACACGAACACCCGCTTCGCGGAGTGTATTGATAGCCGCAATCGAACTGGCAGTATTGCGCATTAGCGTTGATTCTGTGATTTCTATGGTAAGGCGCTCTCTGGGGATGAATGCCTTTTTCATCTTTTGTATAAATGATTCAACGAATTCGTTATCGACGAATAGAGAGGGAGAAAAGTTAATACTCACGCTTCCATAGTTGAGCTTGGCTGATAAAGTAGCAAAATCTGAGCCTACACGGTCTAAAATCGATTGAGTCAGTGCCGGCATAATTCCAGCTTCTTCTGCGATGGATATAAATGAGTCGGGAGGCTTAACTCCATCTACTGGATGGTTCCACCGCGCGAGTGCTTCTACGGAATGTAGCGTATAGTCGCTTGCATTCACTATAGGCTGATAAGCCGCCACGATCCGTCTTGATTGAATTGCGTGTCTTAACTCTGAGGCGATTTTGATAAAATGGTTTGCTGATTCGCTAATGTCCTGGCTATAAAATCGGGTTGAGTTTCGTCCGATTTCTTTGGCTGTGCTGACTGCATATTCGGCATTCGCGATAACACGCCGAGCTGGCGCGTTATTATAGGACAGATAGTCTATTCCTATCGAAACGGTTAAAAAAACGGATCCGAACTCAATATTTAGCGGCGACGTCAGGCAATGTCTTGCTTTTGCAATAATGTTTATTAGTTCTGGCTGAGAAATGTCATTTTCCATATAGACTGCAAATCTATCAGCGTGCAATCGCGTGATGAAGGCCTTGTCTGGGAATATCTTTTCAAGAATACGAGAAAATTCCTTAAGAATTCTGTCGCCACCCTCCCGATCATACGCAATATTAAAACGCCTGAAATTGTCGATATCGAAGACGATAAGAGGGGCTTTTTTATTGTTTGGGGCAGTAGCTGAGGATATTTCGCCATTTATTCTGCACTCAAACTCTCGCGGGCTTATTAGGCCTGTTAAGCTATCAATCTTTCGTGATTTAGTTAGCTCTGTTTTGAGGCCCAATAGCTCCGAGATACTTTCAAAGTTGGCAATAATTAAGTTGTCTGAGCCACTAGCTAAGGTAAGCGTGCATTGATACGGAGACGCTGTGTCCAGGTCGTCGCCAATCGGGACTATGCCGCTCCAAGATCCTTTGTTTGCCACGCTGTTTTGAATGAATGCTCTTTCTCTTCCTGAGACAATCAATCGCTTCAGTGACATCACTCGGTGGCCCACTACCTTGTCTATGGTGTCGCCTGCAATTTCAACGGCTGCGGCGTTAAACCAAACAATATTCCAGTTATGATCGGCTATCATAAAAGGTGTAGTGACGCCGTTTAAAACCAGCATTGCTCGGCGTTCAACGTTTTCTAGCTCTAGTTCACGTCGACGGTCACGAAGAATTAGTGACGCGTAGCGGTTATTATCATCATTGGTATAAATTGTGCTTACTATTTCAATTGGAATAAGGTTCCCGTTCTTGGCCACTACTTCTATATTGGCTTGAGCGGTTGATAATTCGCATTGACCATCATTAATTGCAGTAAATATATGATCGGCTTCACGCATAAAGAGCGCAGTACCACCTTCAATAAGTTCTGCGTGTGTATATCCGAGTAGTTCACATGTTGCTGGATTGGCGCTTACGATTTCTCCGTTAAGGTGTGCTTGTATAATTCCAAATGAAATTTTATTTATTAGAACATCGTGCTCTTGTTTTAGTGCTTGGTTTGTTCTTTTGTATTGTGTTATCGAACTCGATATTAATGGCGCTGAAATTGCGAGGAAAATAAGGCCTGCGAGCGATTCAAAAATTAGTGAACCAGTTGCTGTTGGAAAGTAGGTGGTTCGAATAAACTCGACTATCGCTATGGTTAGGAAGCCAAGCACTATATACAGAAACATGAAGCGCCATTGGCGTACTCCATATTTAGCTCGTTTTACCCCATTGTCGGAAAGACTTGGTTTTCTTTTGGTTGGCCTATTTTCCATGGGTTTCCCTCTGTCTATCCGCACATAAATGGACTATAGCAAATGAAAAGACGCCCAAACAATTACGGATCTTAAATAAGAGGCGATATATATAATTTTCATTAATAGGCGTGGTCACTATCTTTGAGCGAGAAAATAGCAAATTCAATCGAGTTTTCCATAGACAGCTGATGTATGAGCAGTTTTAATTAGTATCAAGTAAATCCCAAAGCCCGCCGTGTGCGGGTTTTTTTATGCCTGAAATATTTTCGCATTTCCTCCATCGTTAGTAATTTTTAATTCGAGCTTATTAATGATTGTCAGCGTAATTAGATTTCTATCTGATGTTGATTCAACGGCATCAGAAATCTTTGTCGACGGCGTGAAGGTTTGCTACGGACTGGAAGATGAGTTCAGGGCAAAAAAGGTCTATGGCGAAACTCGCATTCCTGCCGGTGTTTATCGCGTTGGTGTTCATACCGTTGGGCGCTTTCATGATCGCTATAGCAACAATGTTTTTGCCGGCATTCATAAGGGCATGCTTCATATACTTGATGTGCCTTCATTCGAGTGGATCTTAATTCACTGTGGCGTCACAGATGACCACACGGCGGGCTGCTTGCTGGTAGGCGATGATGTGATTACGACTAATCGTGCAATGCGCCTCGTGGATAGCCCGAGCGCCTATCGTCGATTGTATGCGCTGGTCATTGATGCGGCTCTCGCTGGCGACCTGACCATTGAGTTTGTCGATAAGGATTTGAGCATGGTGAAGGCAGCATGAACTGGAAGTCTATTGCAAAATCTGTCGGACAAGCAGCACCACTATTGGGAGCAGTGCTGGCAGGCCCTGCTGGTGGCGCTGTTGGTTCTCTCATTGCTAGCGGCCTTGGCGTTGATGGTAACCCTGAGTCTGTTGCAGCAGCTCTTAGTGATCCTGATACATTGGTACGGCTCAAGCAGATTGAGGCGGATCATCGCGCCGAACTTGAGTCGATGGCAGTAGACCTGGCTAAGGCTGAGTTACGCAATCAAGAGCAGGCGAGAGAGATCCACAAACATTCGCCCATGCCTATGGTTGTTACCGGGGCATTAACGATGATCTTTGCTGCTGCACTTTACATGATGTTTAACACCGAAATACCAGATGCAAACCGTGATTTGGCTTATGTAATGCTGGGGCAGTTGTCTGCCTTATGGGGAGCGTCGGTTACGTTTTGGGTTGGTACTACGCGCTCAAGTGCGGAAAAAACTAGATTAATGGCAGGTAAGTGATGGCGCCAGATAAGGCATCAACGGTAGTGAGTTATACCGCTTCAGCAGTCACAACTGTCGCGGGACTTTCAATCAATGAATGGGTTGCTATCGGCGGTCTGCTGATTGGTGTGGCCACGTTTGCAACGAATGTCTGGTTCAGGCGTGAGCAAATAAAGATTCAGCGCGAGCTGGGCGTCGCCCCGAAGGACTAGGCCTGAGCTTGTCGCCGGATCGCACCAATCGAGTTCGGATTGCGGTGCCCTAATTCGGGGCGCGGGGATTTTGAAAAGGTACTCCCCGGCGGGGGCGGCATACGGGGGCGCGGAGGATCGGGTTTCCGCTATGTACCAGATTTTTTTAGGTGGGTTGCTATTTATATGTCGACTGACAGTAAGCGGCAGCCACCCCCGGGCACGGTGTCAAAAAAGACAGTGCTCGAAGCTTTGGCGATTACGCCGCAAGCCCTTGGCAAATGGGGGTTGCGTCCAGCCGGTAGGGTTGGTCGCGAGGTGTTTTATAACCTCGAAGACTTCTGCCGCGTTTGGGTAGAAAAGCGCGGCGTTCATGAAATCAATGGCAACCTAGACGAGGAGGATCGCGAAAGCGCCAGACTGGTTACGCAGGGAAGACTGGAAGAAGAGTACAAGCTCACTAAGGCTCGTCGAATTTCTCAAGAATTAAAGAATGAGGAAAAAGAGGGGCGCATGATTTCGACGGACTTTGCAATTTTCGCGCTCTCTCGGATAGCTGCCCAGATAGCGACAATTCTGGACACATTGCCGCTTGCGATGAGGCGGGCTCACCCAGATTTAGAATCACGGCATATTGATGCACTGACTCGCGAGATAGCTAAGGCCCGAAACAAAGCGGCCGAGGTAGACGAAATCCTCCCTGAATTGGTCGAGGAATATGTCGAGTCCATCTCCGAAACAGATTAGGAATTTCCAGCGGTCCGCTCAACACGGTTTAGCTGCACTGGAAAGACCGGAGCCTATGTCAGCCAGCGAGTGGGCTGACAAGAATTTCTATCTGTCGAGCGAGTCGTCGTACCACGAAGGGCGATGGGCAACCTTACCTTTCCAAGTCGCGATCTTAAACGCTATGGGCTCGGATGCAATCCGGGTTGTGAATGTGGTCAAGTCGGCTCGGCTTGGTTACACCAAGATGCTCCTCGCAGCTATTGCGTACTACGTGGAGCACAAGCGGCGGAACGTGCTGTCGTTTTCTCCGACCGATACCGACGCGGAGAAGTTTTCAAAAACTCACGTTGACACAGCAATTCGCGATGTTCCGTCGCTGAAAGAGCTTGCCCCTTGGTGCGGAATGAAGCACCGAGATAACACGCTAGATCAGAAGCGGTTCTCCAACGGTAAGCAGTTATTCATACGCGGCGGTAAGGCGGCTAGGAACTACCGTGAAACGTCCGCTGATGTTGTCGTTTATGACGAACTTGCAGCATTTGATAAGGATGTTGAAAAGGAGGGTTCGCCGACCACTCTTGGCGATAAGCGTCTTGAAGGCTCGACGTATGGCAAGTCTATACGCGGCTCTACGCCAAAAATTCGCGGCGAATGCCAAATCGAGAATGCTGCCAGCGAGTCCGAGTACTACTTCAGGTTTCGCGTCCCGTGTCCGCACTGCGGATCGGAACAGATCTTGGAGTGGGGCGGCCCAGACTGCAATTTCGGCATTAAGTGGAACAACGAACTTGTTGGCGCGGAACGTCGAGCAGCAACGGCATTTTACCTTTGCCGGGTGGGGGCGTGTGTAATCAAACAGCATGAGCTGAATGATTCCAGTCGGCCGCACTCAGCTCACTCTGGTCGCTGGGTATGCGATAACACGGGTGTTTTTACTCGTGATGGCATTGATTTTTTCTCGGCGGATGGTACTCCAACGGCAACGCCATCAAGTATCACCTTTCAAGTGTGGACGGCCTACAGCCCGTTTACCACTTGGGCGCGGATTGTTGAGGATTTTCTCCGCGCCAAGGGCGACGCAAGTAAGCTCAAGACCTTCGTCAACACGACTCTGGGTGAGACCTGGGAGGACGAAACCGGTGAAGGCCTTGAGTGGGAGCAACTCTATAACCGGCGCGAAGTGTTCCCACCGGTACCGGATCAGGCTGTCGCATTATTTGGCGGCATAGATACCCAAGACGATCGCTATGAGGGCCGGGTCTGGGGGTACGGCGCAGGCGAGGAAAGTTGGCTTGTAGACCGATTTATTTTGTATGGGGATCCGGCAGGCGAAGAGCTGCAGCGCAAAGTAGAAGAGCGTATCCGAAAGCAGTATACCCGCGAGGATGGGCAGGTTCTTGGGGTAATGCGCTGGACTTGGGACTCCGGCGGTCACTACACCGACGAAGTGTATACCCAATCGAAAAAGCTCGGCATTTTTTGGGTTATCCCAACCAAGGGCGCCAGCCAATACGGTAAGCCTATCGCTGACTTCCCGAAATCGAGAAACCGCAAGGGCGTGTTTCTCACGATGATCGGTACGGACAACGCTAAAGAAGTCATTTATTCGCGGCTACGGATTCAACCAGAGCCGGGCATAGCTATTCCTGGCTGCATTCACTTGCCAGCTAATTCTGAAATTTGCGACCAGGACGAACTGAAGCAGCTAACGGCTGAGGTCAAGTTAAGCAAGGTTAAGAACGGCCAGCGAGTGTATCGCTGGGACTCCAAGGGCAGGCGTAACGAAGCGCTCGACTGCTGTGTTGGTGCACTGGCTGCATTGCGGATTTCACAGCAGCGCTTCGGATTCTCCCTCGATACCGCACAAGCCGGAGTGGCTTCAGGCAAGGCTAAAGTCCCAGAAGCCAGCAAGACGGCAGAAAAGAGCACTTTTGACAAAAACGAACCCGAGCAAAAAGGCGCGCGCGGAAGCGACTGGCTCGGGATAAAGAACTCAGGCGGAGGATGGCTAACTTAAATGCCAACACCCACAGCACAAGAAATGCTCGACAAGTACATGGAGGCAGAGCTCGCCTTGCTTGAAGGTAAATCCATCTCTTGGAACGGCAAAACCTACACCCGAGAAAACCTAGCTGAAATTCAGCGTGGCCGGCGGGAGTGGGAACAGCGTGTAAGCAGGCAGTCTACTCGACCATTTGGCTTTGCGAGATTTTATTAATGACCATGAACTGGATAGACAGGGCGCTTGCTCCACTGTTTCCACGAACGGTCGCTAGAAGTCTGGCTGCAAGAATGGCGATTCGCGCCTACGAGGCTGCAAGCCCGTCTCGCACTCATAAGGCAAAGTCGGAACGACGTTCTGGAAATGCCGCGGTGAAGGCCAGCTCCAAAAGTATTCGTGAGCAAGCCCGCGCCCTTGACGAGAACTACGACATTGTCACGGGCTTATTCGACAAGCTCGAAGAGCGTGTTGTTGGCCCCAAAGGTATCGGTATTGAACCGCTGCCTTTGCTGAAAGATGGCAGCGTAGCCGCAGAATTTGCCGCTCAGATAAAATCTGCTTGGGGTGAATGGAGTCTTCGGCCTGAGGCGTCCGGTGTGCTGTCTAGGCCTGAAGTTGAGCGATTAATAGTGCGCACCTGGCTTAGAGATGGTGAGGCCCTAGCAAACTTCATTGCCGGCAATGTTCCCAGCTACGTGCACCTGACTGATGTGCCATTTGCGTTAGAGCTGCTCGAACCCGATTACATGCCGCTGGAAGACGACGACACCAAGGGTGTAACTCAAGGTGTTGAGCGCAATGAGTGGGGGCGAGTAAAGGGTTACCACATTTTCAAGAAGCACCCAGCGGATTCCATTACCTACAAGGCCGAGACCAAATTCGTCAATGCCGACGACATGATTCATATCGCTATTCGTAAGCGGATCGGTCAAGTACGTGGCATTTCATTGCTGGCACCGGTGCTGGTTCGTCTCGCAGATATTAAAGATTATGAAGAATCAGAGCGCGTAGCTGCGCGGATTGCCGCTGCGCTCGCCTTCTATATCAAAAAGGGAGATCCCGGACTTTATGCCCCAAACACTGAGGCCGATAAACAAACCGGCGAGCGAACCATTCCTTTTGGTCCGGGCATGGTTTTCGACGGACTGATCCCTGGCGAAGACGTAGGCACCATTGAAAGCAATCGGCCATCCGCGCTACTGGAAGGGTTCCGCAACGCCATGATACGCGCCGTCGCTGCCGGTACCCGAGGCAGCTACTCATCTATAGCGCGCGACTATAACGGCACGTACTCGGCGCAGCGCCAAGAGCTGGTTGAATCGCAGTCGGGATACGAAGTACTTCAAAACCAGTTTATTGATCAATATGCCCGCCGCGTATACCGCCGCTGGTTACAAGTGGCGATTGCGTCCGGAAAGATCGCCGTTCCCACCGACGTCGACAAATCAACCGTATTTAACGCGGTTTACATCGGGCCGGTCATGCCATGGATAGACCCATACAAAGAAGCCAATGCGTGGGAGAAGTTGGTCGCTGATGGCTTTGCTACCGAGGCCGAAGTGATTCGCTCCCGCGGTGGAAACATTGCAGAACTGAAAAAGCAACGGCGCGAAGAGATCACCGAAAACCGAGAGCACGGACTGGTATTCAACTCCGACGCATACCACGAACACTATTCCAAGGGCGAAAGTGATGACAAAAAGAAACGTAGCGATTCCAGCAGTGATGGCGATGATGGGGACAAACAAGACGAGTGATCGTCGTGTTGAGCCTGACTCATGGTTCTCGATGCGAGCTGCTGCAAACGACTCGCTGGATATCGCCATTTACGACGAGATTGGATTCTGGGGCATATTTGCCGTCGACTTCAAGTACGTCCTTGATCAGCACAAGGGCATTAAGACGATCAATCTTTCTATTCACTCCCCAGGTGGCTCTGTATTCGAAGGGCTGGCTATTTACAACATGCTGCGTAATCACTCGGCCACGGTAAACGTCCATATCGATGGTCTGGCCGCTTCCATTGCATCCGTGATCGCAATGGCAGGGGACACAATCACTATCCCAGAAAATGCATTTTTGATGATCCACAAACCTTGGAATGTTTCTCGAGGTGACGCGGACAAGCTCCGCGACGATGCGGATCTACTCGATAAAATCGAGAAAAGTTTGCTTGCGGCCTACCGCAGTAAAACCGGGCTACCCGATGACGAGCTCACCGCCATGATTGCAGCTGAAACTTGGCTGGATGGTGTAGAGGCAGTCGAGAAGGGATTCGCCGACTCTCTAGCCGAGCCTATCGAGGCGGCGGCGTCTTTTAACTCAAATCTGATGACGAGGTTCACCAATATGACCGATAAGGTTAAAGACCAGAAGTCCGGCGATGGTAATCAACCAGCACCGGCACCCGCTCCTGCAGTACCCGCACCCGCGGCGCAGGTTCCAACGGTTGCTGATTTTCAAGCAGCCGAAACCCAACGCCGCACTGAAGTCCGCGCGGTATTCGATAACTTCGAATTTCCGGAGCTACGCGACACCTGCTTGGACGATATGAAGTGCACAGTTGAGCATGCGCGTGCAGCGCTGCTCACCGAGATGGGCAAAGGGCGTGAGCCTAGCCAGCCTGCTGCTGCCAAGGTATATGCTGGCAACGGCGCCTTGGTGCGTGACTCTATTCGCAATGCTCTGTCTGCCCGTGTGGGCGTGGCAAAGATCGAGAACGGCAACCGCTACGGCGGCATGACGCTGATCGAGCTGGCTCGTGCATCCTTGGTCGACAATGGTGTTGGTGTGGCCAGTATGACTGACCGCCGTATTTTGGTGGCCAATGCCTTCACCCATTCAACTGGTGATTTCTCGATCGCCCTCAGCGATGTGGCCCACAAATCTATGTTGCGCGGCTATGAAGAAGTTGAGGAGACATTTGAGAAGTGGACCAGCGAAGGCATCTTGACCGACTTCCGCGAATCAAGCCGTGTCGATCTCTCCCGTTTCCCCTCTCTGGGCAAAGTGGCAGAGGGTGCCGAGTTCAAGTATGTGACTACCAGCGATCGCGCTGAGAAGATCATGCTGGTGACCTACGGCAACCTGTTCTCTATCACTCGTCAGGCCATTATTAACGACGACCTCGGAGTGTTTGATCGCGTCCCCCGCATGTTCGGCCGCGCTGCGCGCCGCACCATTGGTGATGCCGTCTATGCTGCGCTGATCGCGGGCCCGAAAATGGGTGACGGCAAGGTGCTTTACCATGCCGACCACAACAACACCAGTACGCCAGACGCGCTGGATGTAAGTGGTTTAGATGCGATGAAGGTGGCAATGGCTACGCAGAAAGAAGGCGGTGCCTCACTTGGTATTCGCGCTGGCTTCTTGCTAACACCTATTGCTCGCGAATCAACAGCGAAGGCAATCTTGGCCGCTGAGTTCGATCCGGCTTATGCGAACGATCGAGTGCCAAACCCCATCCGGAACAGCATGGAGGTTATTGGTGAGGCGCGTTTGGATGACGACAGCACTAGCAAGATCTACGGCGTGGCCAGCCCCGGCATGCACGACACTATTGAGGTCGCCTACCTAGACGGGAACAAAACACCGTTCCTAGACCAGCAGGGTGGCTTTGAGGTAGACGGCATTACCCACAAAGTCCGCATCGATGCGGGTGTGGCGCCTATGTCTTTCCGTACCATCCACCGCGCAACCATTACCCCGTAATTTGGATTAGTGGCTGTATCTAATATTGCCTCCGCTATTTTGGCGGGGGTGGTCTTTCCTATCTCTGAAATCGCGAGGATTTGAGATGAAAAATTATGTGCAAAAAGGCGAGGCGATCACCGTAATTGCTTTGGCGGCCGTCGCGGCTGGCGAAGGTGTATTAATCGGCGATGGCTTGTTTGGCGTTGCGGTAAATGCTGCAGGTATTGGCGATGAAGTTACCCTTTTGACTGAAGGGGTATTCGAGCTTCCCGCGGACGCGACTGTTGCCGCTGGCGATGTTGTTGAGTGGAATGCTGGCGAATTATTGCCGATCGCTGCTGGCGTTAAAATTGGCGTTGCCATCACTGCTAGTGCTGCTGGCTTAGCGCAAGTAAAGCTCGGTTAAATGTCATTTAAGTCTTTAGCTGCATCAATGGCTTCGATGGCCCGAAGTGTCTTTGGCACCACGGCCACCGTAACCCCGCCCAACGCTGAGGCCATCCTTGGTGTTGGTGCAATTATTGATAAGGGGGCAGAGGTCATCGACGAGTATGGCGTGGTTGCTGATACCCGCATAGAGGTTGAATTATTCCGTACCGAAGTGGGCAGTGTTAGTCGTGGCACGCTCGTTCAGGATGACGAGACTGGGGAAATCTTTCGGCTTCTTGAGCCTATCGATACTCAGGGCGAAGTTATGCGCTGGGTAGCAGCTCAGGTGTGACTTATGGCGAATGACCTTTTCGGGACTGCAGTACTATCGCAGTTTGCTGATCAGGTGCGGCGCACCCCTGTAAAAGCGAAGCAAGCGCTGGTAGTTGCTCTCAATGCAGGCGGGGTGTTTGCGCGGCAGCGGGGCGTTGACCAAATCTTTTCAGAGTTAAATCTTCAGCGCACATACATCGATCAGCGTCTTGAGGTCACTCGTGAGGCAACGCAAGGGGATCTAAGTGTTGTTATTAGCGGGCGAGTGCGTCCCACTACGCTGAGATCCTATGGTGGCGACAAGATAGCTATTGCTGCCGCTAAAAGCCCTAGACGTAGGCTAAAGGGGGATAAGCGGCGACGAATTGCTAAGGGTCAAAAAGCTGCCGGAATAAAAGCCTTCAAAATTAAGCGCAGTGGCACGACCCAGAAATGGGCCGGCGGATTTATTGTTTACCTCAACAGAGGCAATGCGAACGACGGCAGCAATGTGGCCATGGCAATCCGAACTGGCACAGGCCGAGACGATTGGCGAGTTGTATACGGGCCGAGTGTTGGTTCTGCGTGGAAAAATGTGCGCGAAGTTGTTAGCGCCGAAGCCCTAGAGATCGTTGCCGAAGATTTTCAAAAAACATTCACTCGGATTTTCTAATAATGCCTGAATCACTATCAACCTCAATTGCGAAGGCAATTGAGCGAACGCTCACGTCTATTCAACTAGACCAAGGCTATGTGACTGACACTGGCGCCAATGTATATCGTGGTTGGTATGCCCACGCAATGCAGGGGCGAGGTATGAATTTTCCCATTATTGCGATTCAACCAGATACCGAGGGTGTTCAAAAAGTCAGCGGTACCGGTTGCGAATTCAAAATAACCACAAATTTACGGATCGTCGTTGTTACTGATGACACTAGCCAGCCCTCCGACGTGTTGCGCGATTGCCTGGCAGATATTCGCCGCGCGCTAGCGCTTCAGTGGGAGCTGGAAACGAGCTCATTGCCGGGAGTGCGTGCTCCCGATATTGGGTTGGCAGAGTTTGCGATCGCCGCCGACTCACCTTATACCCTTGCGGCACTTCCCGTGGGGATTAACTTTACGGAAAAACACGAGGCTTAAACCATGGCTCTTCAAACATACAGCTATTTGGGCAAGGGTAAAATATATCTGCGCTCTACCTCTGGTGGCGGCGCGATGCCCATCGGTAACTGTTCCGCCCTTAATCTCAGTGTTGAGACAAACTCTGTCTCCCAGCCAAACTATCAAGTTGCTGGTGGTGGTGTGGCTAATGAGCTGCAGCGCGTCGCCTCGGTTTCGTTGGCAATGACAATGCTAGAGTTTCGACCTAAAAACCTGCAAATCGCATTGCGCGGTACCATTGCAGCGGTCACCGCCGCTGCGGTAGCAGATGAGCGGCACGAGGCCTACGCAGATGGGCTGGTGGCCTTTGATCATGTGCCTGACAAAGGCGAGACCATTACTGTCACGCTCGACCCAGACGGCACTCCAGAAGTGCTCACGTTAAACACCGACTACCAAATCGCCGGCGCGGGTATCGTTATGCTGGATTCTGGAAACTACCTTGATGGCGATGAAATAGGTGTTGCTTACACCAAGGTTGCTGGCGATGTGATCGAAGCAATGACCGGTTCTGGTGATGAGTATGAACTGATCTTCGACGGCCTCAACGAAGCGGAAACAGACAAAGCGGTGATCATACGCGTATACCGCGTTAAGTGGTCGCCCACCTCTGGTCTCGGTTTCATTGGTGACGACTTTGGTGAACTACCGCTAGAAGGCTCAGTGTTAGTTGACAGTACCAAAGTTGGCGCCGGCATATCGCAGTATTTCAAAGCCACTTTCGCAAACGAGTAACGAAAACCATGCCGCCTTTTTAAGGCGGCTATACATCTTTTCGGCGCCGGTCCCACCGAGCGCTCTGTTTCCCCACCTTATTTCTTACGACGGTTCCGGTGTATGGCTATAAAAGATCAAACCGTTAACCTTATTCTCCGCGCCAAAAACTTCCTTACCGGCGATACCGACAAAGCCGCCGATAGCGTTGATGGTCTCGCGAAAAGTGCTGAGCGCTTACAGGACGAACTTCGTGAGCTTGAGGACAATTCTCAGTTAGTTAAGCAATTTACTGCGACTGAAAAAGCAGTAGACCGAACCTCAGCGGCTTACGATCGGGCAAGGCTCAAAGCCGATAAACTGGGCGACAAAATAACCAAGGTTGGCGTTCCCACGCAGCGCCAGGCGCAGGAATTTGAGGCCGCTCAAAAGGCCGTTTCAGCGGCAGAGCGTGAATATACCCGTGCAGAAAAGACCCTTGGAGACCTTGCTGAGGAAGCGCACTCTGCAGGAATTAACCTAGAGGATCTAAATGGCGAGCAGCGCCGTTTGGCTGATAGCACAAAAGCCGCCCAGCGTGAGCTAGAAGACTTAAGCAAAACGACGGAAAAAAGTGACTCTCGGTTTCTTTCGTTCCGCAAGAACTTGTCGGCAGGAATTGTCACCTTCGGTAAATGGGCTACCGCCGCCACCGCAGCCGGCGCAGCGCTCACGGTTAGTGTTCTAACCCGGTTTACTGCCTCTCAATCAGAGCTAGCTCGGCAAACGCTGGCCAGCGCTGATGCCTTCGGCGTGTCGGCGGTAAAGCTACAAGAATGGCAGTATGCTTTTGAGCGGGTAGGGATCAACGGAGAGAAAACTGCTGACATCATGAAGGACGTAGCCGATAAAATCGGTGATGCCTTTCTAAATAATGGCGGCGAGGCTTTAGATGCTATCAAGGGTCTCAATCTCGATATCGAAAAGCTGGTCAGGCTAAAGCCTGATGAGCAGATTCTCGCGATATCTGAACGGTTGAACGGGCTACCAAAAGCTGCCCAAATACAGATTCTTGAATCCCTTGCTAGCGATGCATCTTTACTGCTGCCCTTGCTCGACAATAATGCGGAAAAGCTACGTGAGCTATCGGCCGAGGCCCAGAAGCGCGGCGCGATATTTAGTGAAGATGAGCTAAAAGCCCTTACAGAGGTCGACTCTGGATTTCAGAAAATACTCGCTTCGGTTAAGGGCTTTGGAAACCAGTTAGTCGTTAAGTTGGCGCCGGCATTTAAAGGCTTAGCTGAGACAATAGATGCGGCGCTAAGTAACAAGCCCAAACTAGTTGATGATATCTCTACAGCCTTCGTAACCCTGATAGAAAAGGTTCAAGCCTTCACGGCCGCGTTAGGAAATGACGGTTCAGGAATCAGCAGCTCACTTACAACAATATCTAATACTGCAGTTGGCTTAGGTAATACATTCAAGGCCGTATTCCGTGGAGTGCAGTCTTTTGTGGCAGGTGCGCTGGAGGTGGTGGCCAGGTCGGCCTACTCACTGCAAAACATTGTTGTGCAGGTAACGCGAGGTCTCAATGCAGTCGGGCTTGCCACCGATGAATCACTCGCAAAGGCTGAGGCCAAGCTGGCTGTAATTGGAGAATCAGTCAAAGACCTACAGAGTGAGTCAGAAAAATATAAACGGGAGATGATCGAGGCGGGGGCGGCTGCCGCCACCGCATTCGGCAAGGCCAAAGATGGCGCTGTTAGCACTGCGAAGGCTACAGCCTCTGCTGCTGCGGAAATGATTGGCCTTGGCGAGACCACCGATAAAACTACAAAGGCTACTGAAAAATTTCTAAATGAGCGTGAAAAGCTTGTAGCGAAAGAGGGGGAGTTACTTGGGGCGATTGAACTGACCGCGCAAGCCCTTGATGACCTTGGCGCGGCGATGCTCGATAGCCCAACCAAAGAGCAGGCTGAAGAGCTCGAGGAACTTAATAACCAATACACTGAGTACTATAGGAAGCTCAAAGAAGTGCGCGCGCAGCTTCTTGAGCTTGATAATCCAGTCAATATTTCTGTCAGCACTAACATCAATACCACTGCAGACGATTTCCGTAGAGCGAGTGGCGCGATAGATGACGCTAAGAATAGCGCCACTGAAATGGGTGAAGAGGTTGAAAGTACCACCCAAAAGTTGGAGCAAGTTGGCGAAAAGGTTCGGTCAATCGGTGCAGGGATTGCTGACTTCTACAATGGCATCACCAGCAACCTCGCTAGTCTCAGCTCAAAGGCTTTAGCCGCATTCGGCGACCTTACTGGCGGCACTAGTGATGCAGTGACTGGTATTGAGGCTACACGGAAGAAGGTAGAGGAGCTAGGTATTGAAATTCAGCGCCTACAAGGGCGCGCGAACTCACCTGGGGCGGCCGGCCTGACTGAATGGTTTACAGATACAGCCATTGCCTCGCGTCGTGTTGAAAGGGAGTTTCTAACCCAAAAAATTGCGCTAGAAGAACTCGTCGAGCAATTCGAGCGGGGAGAGTCCCGGTCCCGATTGATGGGGTATTCAGTTGAGGATCTAGGTCGCCAATTTAACTTGCTAGATGACCAAGATTTATCGCGCCTTGCTGGCGCTATTGATCGCATAAATGCCGAGGTCTCTGGTCTTAACGACTCCCTTCAAGACACCATCAGTAGCCTACGCCAAGAGCTTGCTAGCCTAAAAGGCGACAGCGAACAGCTCGAGCAATTGCGCTACCAAGAGCAGCGCCTTGAGTTAGAAACCCAGCTCCAGCGCGCACGAGGTCTCGGTGATCGTGAAGCAATAGCCGCCGCTCAAGAGGCGCTTAAGCTATCTCAACAGGCCTATAACCTCCGCCTTGCGCAAGCCAAACAACGCACCACCGAAGAAAAAGCCCGCGCTGCTGAGCAGGCTGCAGAGGCTGAGCGTCAGCGTCAGCAAGCGGAAGTGAACCAGCGCGAGCAGGCCGCCCAAGATCGCCAGCGCGAAAGCCGTCAGCAGCAAGCAACGCAGCAACAGGGGCAGGCGATCAAACTCGTTTTGCCGCGTGGCGGCACTGCGAACATCAGCGGTGATCCTGATGACATTAATAAATTATTGGATTTCCTCGCTGACGCGGGGTTAAGGGCGACAGCGCAATGACACTGGACGAGATTGATCTCACCGATAACTTAATTTGGCCGGATGAATACCAGTTTAACCAGATCGAGCAGTTCCGTGATCGGAGCTTAACGGGTGGGCTGATTATTCAGGAAGGGCTTAAGCAGTACGGTCGGCCGATTACGCTGGAGGGCTGGCTGCCGCGTGCAACCGTCGACGCGCTCGTCGCGAAAGAAGCAACGGCCGGAATTGAAATGACGCTGACCCTTCCCGATGAGCGCGTCTTTGCCGTGACGTTTGATCGGAATAGCGTCGCAGTGGAGGCAGCGCCGATTATGCAATACACCAAGGCAAGCACCGATCCAACTTGGCCTTATCAGGTCGTGGTGCGCCTATTAACAATCGAAGGAGCCTAAGCAGTGGCTATTACCAGCGACGACATAAAATTAATGCAGCCTGAGCGGCTATCTGACGACGCCGACGGCGGCGGGCAAATGACGGGCCTGCAGGTTGTGGATGGCGACATAAATAATTTGTTTGACGATATTTCGCGGATCAACCGCACGTATGGCGACGTGAGTTTGCGCAAGGCTTTTTTAAAAGTCGACACACCGACCGATGACCTTTACCTCGATGCGCACAGTATATTAAGCGCTCAGCCATTAGATCCAAATGTCACTGGGCTTTTGTTTACGACTGAGGACTTTTACGACGAGCGATCAGCCGCGCGCCAGCAAGTAGAGTCATTTGTCGTGCCGGGGCCGGTGACGAGTCTGCAATTACGTGGCACTCAGTTGCAGCGGCAAAAAGCCATTATTTGCTATGCGCCAAAAGTGAATAACGTCAAGCCGCCTGAAATTGGTGAGACGTATATGCTGCAAACCGAGGACGATCTTGAAACCCGACAATTTATTAAGGTGCTGTCGACGGAATATTCGTCCGAGGTCTTTTCTTACGTGACACAGTCGGGAGACGTCGCGAATTTCACTGCCGATCAATATGTCTTACGGATCTCGTCTGAGTTGGATCGCGATTTTCCTGCTGAAGACCCGAACCCGTTAGTAGTCAACGAATCTCGTATATACAGCACCCAGCCCGCACCCGCAGCGAAGTACTACGGTACAACAACGCTGGCAAGCGACGCGGAGGCAGGGGCGACCAGCATTGTGGTTGCCGAGACCTTTGCACCCATTATCCCGACCGCAAGCAGTGAAACGCCGGTTATCGATCAGCGTCCTGGGGGCTTTATTGGCCAAGTTGTCGCGTCGGGCACTGAGGCAATCGATATTAGCGTCACCGTTGCCCAAGGTACGATTGTCACGCTGCCGACCGCGATTGTGCCGGGATCAATGAGCATGGATGCAGGCGACACTTACACAGACAAAGGTGGTGTGTTTGTTGATGCGAGCGGCTCAGAAGGCCTCTATGAAGGCACAACCATTGATTACAATACTGGGCTAATTCAATGGGGTGGCACGGCGCCCGGAGCGACGCGCACCATTAGCTATCAGCCTGGCGTGCTGCGTCAGCACCTTCCGAATACCGGCCGGATTGACATTGACGACACAAATCGAAATTTCAACTATGTGTTGAGTCTCGATCCGAAGCCAAACCGGAAAACATTCAATTGTAGCTATCAGTACCTTGGTAAGTGGTACGAGCTGGAAGATGACGGCAGCGGTACGTTGGTCGGGGATGGCAGCGGACAAGTTAATTACGCAACCGGTTCGGTTGTGCTTACTTTGCAAGCTCAGCCGGACGCAAGCTCAGTGTTATTTTACCGCTGGTCTGAGGGCAGTCTTTATACCGCCGATGTTGCGGGTAGCTTTAGCGACACCACTCCGGTGTATTTGTATTTAAGCAATCAGCAGATTGTTGCCGGTAGCGTTACCTTGTCGTGGGAGTCTGGCAGCGTCGCTAAGACTGCAACAGATAGTCTTGGCGATGGTGTTATTAGTGGCGATGCAACGGGGACAATCGACTATGCACGGGGCTTGCTCATAATTACCAGCGCCTCGGCACCCGATGACGACTGGACAGTCGATTACACCCACAAAGACCAAGCGACCTTGTCTGTATCGAACTCCTTGCCTAATAACTTCGACCAAAGCGATATTAGCCTGTCGTCAGCGGCAAATATTGAACCCGGCAGCGTTAGCTTTGCAATTGAAAAAGCCGTACTTAGGGAAACGCGCGACGCGGGTGGCATTTTATTAACAAGTTGGTACGACTACACGGGCCACCAGCTCAGTGATAATGGCGAGGGCTATATTATTGATCGCCGTGATTTCGTAAGCGTCGGCACGATCGATTATTCCACTGGCGCGATCACGATTACAGGAGCCACGTTTTTAAAGGACCTGACTGTCACCGTCAATAGCGCAACAGTTACCCGCGATATCAATGGCGCCGAAACGAAGGCCTCTACAAAGTATTCAGCGGTCGCGGGCATTGAGCATATCGTCGCGAAAGATATCAATGTCTATTACCAGCTAGCAGCGGGCACGGAAGGCGCAGCGCAGGATATTCGAACCACTGCAGAAAGCAGCTGGAAGTTTCGGCTATCGAATGCGGGAGTACTTGTGCCCGGTGGGGTAGTGCTGGATATCGACGGCGATCTTTGGTTTGACGACGGCGAAGGCCGATTAATGCGCAATTACGACGCCAGCACCGGCGTGGGCATCTTCGATGGTAGTATCGATTATAGCTCAGCAATGATTACCATAAACGCCTATAGCGGGCGTCCGATCACGGCAAGCGTTACCCCAATAGCTTGTTTGGTGGGCGATGACTGGAGTGTGATAAAAAGCTCAGAGTTTCGCACCATCGCCGCCCCATTGCGCCCAAATGGCTTTACGGTAAGAGCGGATAATCCAGTCGATAATGTGCAATATAATGGCCAAGCTGACAACGAAGGGGTTATCACTGGCGACGGCATAACTGGGTCTGTTGAGCTGCAGAGCGGTATTGCATCGCTTATTTTTCCCGTGCCAGTGCTCGCCTCAAGCCTCTATTACAATGCGGTGAGCTATAAGCAAATCCCGTTGGATCCGAAAATTCTCGGCCTTGATCCCGTAAGGCTGCCTGCCGACGGCCGTGTGCCAATTATGCGTGACGCGGATATTCTTGTGCTGACTCACACCCAAAGTGATCTGATCGACACGCCCAGCGACGGGCTGGTCATTAATGCGGGGCGGGACAAGCTTTATGATGCATGGATCGAGGACTCTGTGGGCGTGCGGCTTGCCGCAGCGCAATACACCACTGATCTCGACGTGGGAACTGCAACGCTCGCAACACCGTTCTCAGCTATGGACGAAAACAGCGATCCGCTAAGCGGTGATCTGTACTTATGGCACCGCGTCGACGACATGGCGCTATGCACTGAAGCGCGTATTGACGGCACCTTGCAGCTCGCACAGCCGCTCTATCATGCAATGCCCGCTGACGAAACATGGGTCGCCTCAGCAGTGTATCTCGGCAATTTGCGCGCCCGCGTTAAAAACTGGGAGAGCTACACGACGGATCCCGGTGACTATGACAGCGAGGGTGCGCCAACCAATGCCCAATACAATTTAATTGCCTACCCGGTAGCAATCGACAACCGTGGCAGCGTGCCTGATCGCTGGAAAATTAAATTCACTTCGACCACCTCATTTGACCTCTACAGCGAGCAACGCGGCCTTGTCAGCAGCGGAAGCATTGCTGCCGATTTCAGTCCGAATAACCCGCAGACTGCGACTCCTTATTTTACGATTAAAGCTGACGGCTGGGGCACGGGCTGGAGTACGGGAAACACCTTGCGCTTTGACACCGACGCCGCCGCTGCACCTCTTTGGCTAATTCGTACCGTGCTGCCGGGACAGGCCACAGTGGACGACGACCAGCTTAAAATTGAATTGCGCGGAGACCATAACTAATGACCGTAACAGTTTATCGCAGCACCGATGCCAATGCGCCGCCAGCACCAAGCACGCCGACGGAGGGGCCAAAAGGGTTTATGGACGTTTTAAAAGCGTGCCTTGTTGACGGCTACACCGGCAAAGCCGCAGCGGGCTGGACGCTAGATTATTACGACACCACAACAGGTAAGGAGCGCATAGGCCTTAGTAATGGCAACGGCGTTGTTGAGTTTGTTACGTGGTACTCAAACGGCGTGGGTGTAATGATTTGGGACAGCATTACTACGCCAGGCACTGGCGCTCTAAAAACAGACGCTTTCGCTGACGTGATTAGTGACGGCGTAAACGGCCTTAAGCATTTTTGCAGGCCGCTGCCTGGCAGCGAAACTGAATCGATGCCAGGCGCCTACCTCCATTATTTGAGTACAGTTTCAACAGCGGCATGGACAATATTCGCCAACGACAAGGCGGCTTGGGTGCGCTTCCATTTTCCACAAGGGCACAATAATGCAGAGGCAGGCGATTCGTTAACGTATTCAGGGGCCTATCACCCTGTATTATTTATAGGTGCCGTAAAAAGTCCTGACTTGGCGCGAGACGACTTTGGTAATTTCACATTGATGTATGGCGTGCAGGCGTCGCCAGCGGCCAACGTTTCGTCGTCGAACAATGAAATCGCTAATTACGTTATCTCACTGCGCACGCCGATGGGTACTGTCCCAGATTATAATGGCAACGCGTCTTCTTTTGATTATGCGGTGCCGTCAGTTGAGCATTACGACCTAAATCCCTATAACTCACTTCGGACTCTCGTCCCTGTATTGCTTAGCTATTCCGGTAACGACTCTCCCAGACCTGCATCAGTTGTCGCTGTGGCCCAAGCACGCTATACCTATGCGCAGCTACCTGGGGTGGTGTGTATTGCAAATGCTACTAATAGCTATGGCGGTTTTTGGGGACTATACAGTGCTGAAAACGGTATGACATGGAATCAGCAGGAGGTCACGATAAATGGGCTGGCAATGATGCCCTTTGGCTTTGCCAGCACAAACGGTGACGGCTATGGGCTAACTGACGATGCGAGCTGGTGGCCTTAATGTCTACAGAATACTTAAGCTGCGCAATTATAGAGAAACCGCATATCCAATGGGTGGATTATGCGTTTACGGTTGTCGATGACACGCCCGACGACGTAATTCCCTTGTGGGCTTGGATTAATAACAAGCCGTCGTTTGCGGCGGGGGTAAAGTCAGGCGCTAGCGTGCTGCGCCTTGCTCCTGTCTACCTTCCGCAATTTATCACTTTTATGGCAATAAAAGGCGATGGGCAAAAAGTGTATTTTTCCCGCGATATCGACCTCTTAAACGATGTCGCGATAACGATCTACGCGATCGATGAGGCCGGGGCAGGCTCCGGCGGCGGGGGTGGGCAGGCGCATATTGCAGGTACGGTGACAGTCGAGGACACCACCGTTGCCCGCGATATTATAATCATTAGCGACGATAAAGCTGGGGGCCGTAAAGTGTTAGCAGAAGGCGCCAGCGCTAGCGACGGCACATTTGACATTGCATACACTGACTGGGGCGGGGCGGTGATTGCGTTATCGATAGATGAATACGGGATTTCTTTCCCCGCTGAAACTGCCCTCAATAGCGGCGAAGTGGTTCACCCGACAACGCCTAACGGCTACGTTTATACAGTGTCGCAGGCGGGCACGACTGGCACTTCTGAACCCGCGTGGCCAACCTCGGGCACGGTCCAAAGCGGTAGTGCCACGTTCACCGCTCGCCGCTATTATCGCCCGATTGCGAGTGGGCCGCTTAACGGTGAGCTTATTCCATGATTTATATTGTCGAGCCATGGGATGCAGTAGATTTACTGTTTACGGTTTCGCCATACAGTGCGCCAGATCCGCTTGCTGTCGAGCTAGATTTTGTCGACGTTCAGTATTACGGGCCTATACCGTGGGCGACACCTTCGATTACTGCTGAGCTTCGGGCAATGCTGCAGACGGCTAGCGCCGAAGGTAATGAAACAGCGATCAGGGCAGCTGGGGCGACCTTGGCAGATCGAGATGCGCGGCTAGATTGCGGCCGCGCGATCGTTGGCGATGACAGCATTCAGCTGCTATTCGCAAAATCCGAACTCAGTGATATGGCTACTGGCTTAAGCTTGGGCACCGCAGGTATTAGTTTTGGTGAGCTGCGCGGGGGCTGGAATAACACCGTAGTGGCTGATACTGAGCGAACGCAGGCATGGGATGAGGCGGCGGCGATCGACAAGCGAGATTATGTTTCCTCCTGGATAATGACAAGCCAGTTCGTGGATCAGTCTCGATCAGCAAGTTGGTTTAGCGTGAACGTGTCGGGCATAGTTTACGATGACGAGGCGGCACGTTTGGCGCTGCAAAACACCGACACCGGGCTTTCGGTCACGCTAAATTTTCACGGTGAACCCAGCAAACCCGAAAACCCGATTGATATGGTCTTTGCTTTTGGTTATGTCGTTCCGGCGCGGCCAATCGTTCCCCACGACGTCACTACGTCAATCACCGCGCGGCAGGCAACGCCGCGCGATGACGGCAAGTTTATTCCCTGGGGGCTTGGCGACAGTATTTGGCGGGGCTGGAATTTGCCTTATCCGGTAGGTCCAAATTTACCGCCTGGACCGTTGCCCGGCGAAATTCCTGAAATCAAGCTGGTATACCTGAGCATGAATACTCTGCAGATTGAAACCATTATTGGCGAGACACCCCTCGATATTAAAGACGTCTCGATCAGCCTCGATATCGACTCGCTGAGCTGGCAGTTTAGCGGCACCGTGTACGGCGAAGCTTCGCTTAACCTTGTCAAGCCTGACGAGGGCGGCATGAAAGAGATCAGCGTTACGATCAATGGGCATGAATGGCTGCTTATGATCGAGCGCTATTCGAGCGATGAGCAGTTCCCGACGAAAAAATTCGGTATTAGTGGGATTAGCCGTACCCAATACATGGCGGCACCGTTCGCGCCAACCCGATCCTATACCAACTCTAGCGCTACGACCGCAAAGCAGGCGTGTGAAAACGAGCTGGCCAGCACAGGCTTTACGCTTGCATGGGCATTGGGTGGTGATGCGGACCTGCCGGACTGGGCGATCCCAGCCGGGGCGCTAAGCTATCGCGATCGCAGTCCCGCGCAAGTCATAGGGCAGATCGTAAAAGCGGCTGGTGGGGTAATGATCCCGAGCCGAAATAGCGACTCGTGGACAATAAAGCCCCGCTACAGTACCCCGTCTTGGCAGTGGAGCGGCGCCTCTCCTGACGTGGTGATTTATGTCGGCATGGTGCGCAGTAGATCCGCACAGTTCGAGCCGGGGCCGAGCTTCGACGCATGCTATGTGAGCGGTATCAACCAAGGCGAGGCCGTGGATGTGCGCAGGCAAGGCAGCGGGGGCCTAAGCCCGATGCCTGACATATACGACGATCTAATCACTGACGCCCAGCCCGCAATAAGCCGGGGCAAGGTCGAGCTGTCAGCGGCTGGGAATAAAATCATCGAAACCCTTTCTGTATTAATCCCTGAGAACGCCGCCGCGCCAGGCATTATCACGCCGGGCCAAATAGCTAAAATCATCCATGATGACGCCGGACTGGACTATTTCGCGTTAGTGCTATCGACGCGAATCTCCGTGCAGCGCGCTGGCGCTGCCGAGATCTATCAAAGCGTAACGCTGGAGCGTGCTGCATGAGTACCCGCAATCCTTGGCTGAAATTCAGCAAACTGCTCAAAGGCGAGGGGCGCACCGTCGTCACCGTACAAAGCAATAACGGCGACGGCACCAGCACGGTCACCACCCGCGACGGCACAAGTATCAAGGTGAAGGGCGAGGGCGTAGCCGCGACCAAAAAAGCAATAATAGAAGGCGGCGAGCTGCGTTACGAGGTGCCAAGCCTTAGTAGCTCGGTTGTTGAGGTGTAAATAGGTAGGGCTCAATTTATGAGTGCTGATTATTAATCATCGCTATCAAAGGCTTTCTTTTTCCCGTGTACGGATTTGTACTGAATGACCACGCGAAGCTTAATAGCATCGTCCAATTGCTGTATGTATGTTGCGTGATTGACGAGACAGGTTATGGCGAGAAGTTGGATTGATTCACCAGCTCCGACGACAGAGTTGTTTGCTAATGTTGTTAGTGATTTCGAGTTCGGTATTCCTAGGCCGTTCACTACTGTACTAAGCTCCTTTTCAAACGCATCTTTTTGCAAGTTAATTTGATTAATATAGTATTCAACCTTAGTTATTAGCGCGGGCCCACCCCCTTTGTTGTCTATTGAGTAGGCATATTGAGTGGCTGATTTAATCTCGCTAGGTGAAATGTGCGGCTCCATTGCGCGTATTGTGCTCCACCAATTAAACAAAAGGGATCCAAGTGAGATCACTGCAGATATAATTGCGATGTAAATACTTATAGTTTGAACGTCCATTGTTTACCTAAGTTATTTGATTTTGACTTTAGTTGCATGAGGTATTTTGAGAGAGTCTTGCTCTATAGTGTGCCCAGAGCTCGATCCTTGATGGTGCTCAATCTGCAGAGTTACTTCTTTGTGATTTATATCAATAATTTTAACGATAATTTCATCGTCAATACGCAGAACTTCGCCCAAGCGACGCATAATAACCAGCATGTTTGATCCTCCGTGATCGAATGCCGTTCCATGGATAGTAATTAGGCTGTCGGTTTAAGATTTAATCTGACTCGATGTACTCAACATCAATAGTCGGAATGATTTGGCGTTGCGGGCTAACATCAACAACAATGTGTGTGTCCAGAATCTCAAGAAGCTGCACAACAACAGCGCCATCGTCCCAAATAACCTCGCCAGCTTTAATGTTTGTTTGCATTCTCTAGATCCTCCGTGATCAGGTGTTTACTCTACTTATGTAGTACCGGGCGCCATATTAGCACCCGGTATAGTGGAGTTTAAACCAGAATAACTGGTAGCCAAGTAGGGGCGTCGTGCAGGCAAGGCCAGAACATAGAAATAATCTGCGCAATGTCTGCTATGGCTCCCAGAACAGCGATGAATATAGTCATCGTCAAATCCTCAAAAAAGAGGCGAAGTACTAGCCAAGGATAAATTGATTGGGTAGTATTCGCCTTGAGATTGTTAATAGAAAACCCTAAATCAAGTTTTGGCGACTTGACTAGGAACCCAAAACGCTTGCCCCTTCCGAGGGGCGGTCGATATCGTTATGCGATAATTGCTCCTTTTTTTTGCTTCTAAGTCTACAAGGTAATAAGGTTTCCATCATTTCGCAAGCACAGGATGCTGTGGGTCTTCTGTGGATAAAGTGTGAGTAAATGGTGGGTGAAAATCGTACTTTTTTAGGCGCCTTATTGCGCGGGGGTTTCAAGACTGTGCCGAAGTTGTGAATACGTTCACGGGCGCGGTAAGCGGATTACGGATAAGAAAAATTTTTTCAACGAAATGCTGTTTTTTGGATGAAATAGCACTATTTACTCTGTTCAAGGCCTTGGCACCATCCGCAACCGTCCGTTATCTACCACTGCGTAAACCCCGATCCTAGTTAGACACCCTTGTACGGCCACCCCCTCTGGCACATATTGCCACCTCGGCATTAATCCGACCGATGTGCTGTATTGGTAGATGTCCAATTTCACCGGCGTTGCCTCACTTATTTCGCTTACGTCTTCCAGGTCAATAAAACCTTTCCACGGTACGCGCTTAAAATCGCCGTCTTTCTTTAAGACGGGCAGGTATTCGTTGTTGGGTGGGTTGGCTTCGCTGACGGACCTGAAGACGGCGTTGTAGCGGTATCTTAGTTGTATCATAACTGTAAATATATACAGTATGCTGGGGCGGGGCAATTCGTGGGGAATGTATGGCTTTTTTGTTTGCTATTAGACAGCTATTAGACAGGCAATAAAAAAGGGTCACACCTTGAGGTGTAACCCTTTGATTTATTTGGCTCCGCCTGCTGGGCTCGAACCAGCGACCCAATGATTAACAGTCATTTGCTCTACCAACTGAGCTAAGGCGGATCAGCTTCAACAGCTGAGGACGCGCATATTAAGGAGGTTTCCTAAGTGCGT